TCGCTGAAGATGTGTGAGCTGTATTACACCAAAATTCTCTTCCCTCATTTTCTACATAATCTCCTATAACATATCCAGTTGTATCCGCCCAAGCCGATGGACTCCCTGCTCCAGGCTCAGTATGAGAATCATATGTTGTTATATCATCCCAATAGGTAAGAGTATCATCCCCTATTCCTGGTTCATTTGTCCCAACTCCAGTCCCTGCAACTGATGATGTATGGTCTGATATACATATATATAGAACACTATTATGATATACATAGTCACCTTCAAAATAGTCGTTTCCATCCTCTATCCACGCAGGGTCGCTGCTGTTATGAGCAGTTATGCATTTATATAAAATATTATTATGTTCTACATAATCATTTACAGCATATGTATCATCAAAATCTCCAACTGCCCACGGGTCATAATCTGTTGCTTCTGAAAGGTGAGGTGTAAAGCATTCAAATACATTCGTGCTATAAAAAACAAAATCACCAAGTTCATAATTATAAGATGATTCCCATTCTCCAAAGTTTGTAATGCTTAGATATCCAACAACGCCAACAGAACATACATCTCCAATTTCATATGTTGCTGAACTTGAATACGCATCTGCTAAACTGTTTGTCCTTATCCATTCATCAGAAACATCTGTACTATCGGTTGCTTCTGTATGCACCATTATTTTTAATGAGTTTGGAGAAAATACAAAAAGATATTCCTGCTCTGTGTTAAAAGAGAATGGTTCAAGTCTTGTATCCTCTGTTACATTAGCCACAAAGACAGTACCATTTCTTTTCACCATAGCCCCCTGCGGAGTGGGAGCAATGTTCAGAGCATATGAAAGGCTATTGTAATATAATTCAACATCTTTCCTACCGCTAAAAACTTCAGTAGTTTCTCCCATGTTGCCATTACATTGCAACTTCTTTAAATTTCTTGCTGTAGGCATTTTTAATCCTTATCTCACATCTGTAAACGGACTTGATATTAATGCTACTGACTGTTTTCCCTGAGAATCGATACTCTTTGCTATAGACCATGCTGACTGATATTCCTGCCGCATAATCTGCTGTGTGCCTGCATCTTCAGTAACTGAAAGGGCTATCTTTGATGCCAATGCATATGCCAATGCTTCACTAAAATAATCAGGTGGAGTTCCTGCATAAGCATATACATATTTCAAAGTAATCTTGTCCGTATTTGACAGTATAATATGTTTTGGAGTGACAGTTGCCCCATCAGATACGATCTCAAAACTAATACTATGTGGCAGTATTTCCCAGATTCTTATGACATCTGATGGCTGTACAATTTCATAACCATAACCTTTACTTTGAAGATGATTATATGATGAACCGCTTAGAATTGAAAGCTCCCAGTAATCTTCCCAACCTGTTGTTGTACCAGGCTCGTATGCAACTGTGCTTGTTCCATTAATTGCAGTACATCTATAGTTGTCACCATCATTTGAAACATAGTCACCGACAGCATAATCAACAGTAGAAACCCACTCTTCTGGAGTGGTTACCTCATCAATTTTTAATGCAAATGACCAGGGATATGAGGCTAATAAAGAATGATATATCTGATCATATATTCCATTTAAGGCAACAGGTGCTGCTCCTTCTTCTACCGATATATCAGTAAATGGAACATCTCCTATATACAGGGCAGCCTTGCTGCATACTTCATCTTTATAAGCCATTACTTTCTCCCGTTATTAAGCAACACTTTCTTCATTTACTTCTGCTACCGACCTATCTATTTGTGCTTCTGCGATAGCAATATTCTTGTGTGATATATCCAGTTCTAAGATTCTTAAAAAACTTAAAATTAATTCTTTAAGAAGTCTTTTAAAATGAGCAGTTTGTGATTCTCCCCCAGCCTTTGAACTAAAGAAAAATGCATTTACAAGCCTTAGCCTTTGGCTTCCAACTCTCGTTATGATCGGTTTATCAGATACTAATTCAAGCATAGAAATAACCTTGTTTACATATGCATCTGGTATTGTTATACTAATAGTTACATCTGCCATTGTATTTTCCTAGTTTTGTGGTAGTTTATTCGAATTATAAATAATTTCAAAAGCTGTTACTGTAGTAGTGCCACCATATGTGTCTGATGAAGCACTTCTAAGCACTTCGAAGAATATATGGTCTTGTTTTGTTAATGGCTGGTTTGCATCATTATAGGGTAAAGTAAATGGGGTATGTTCTACAGTATCTTGAGTTAATGCCCCTGTAAATGTTGTTGAAATAGTTTTTACAGTACCCTGATTTATAAGTTCTCCTTCTGCAATAGCCCTATAATTTATTGTCCATATTACAGTTGCTCCAGCAGCGATACTACCAGCCCCTGGCAACCAATCCACCTCAAAAATAATATCATCTCCAACCCAATCATCTGGAATCTCCCATTGGCAATATGTTGTATTATCTGTAGTTCCACTAAATCTTAATCCACCAGCAGTATAAAGTTTAATTGCAGTGGGTGAATTAGATGGATTACCAACAATCCTAGCAGGAATTTGGATATGTCTTTCATATGAACCGACCGTTAATTCTCCACTTATGTCTAAATTACCATAGGATAAAGATGATACATAGTTTACAAATGAATAATTTTCCTGTATATCCTCAACCCATACAGCACTTGGAGGTTGGTTTGCACCACTTGAAGTATGCTCTGTTATACATCTATATATTTTCCCACCATCCTCAACAAATATTCCAACGGTATAAACAACTGAAGCTCCTGACCATGCAGGAGGAGTACCTATACCAACTCCACCATCTGCTGAAAAAGCATCAAAAGATGAGTTTACTATAGTATACCCACCAGGAGCAGCCGCATAATTTGTAATACCACCAGAACAAACATAGTTTGAGTATCTTGAATTTATTGTTACTCCAGTTGTATTATCTCCAAAAAGTGCAGATACAATACATCCATTATTATTAAGAGTGCTTCCTGCTGTATCAGTCCTTCCTGTAACAATAACATTGTTAAATCCAAAATATAGAGTTCCAGTTCCACCACTTGTTCCGCATCCTATACAAAATCCAGGAACACCTGTTGGCCCTGTTAATACTGCAAGATAGTCAGCACCGCTACCATCTATAGTTATATCGCATCTATTTACCTCTATTTGAGTGCCAGGACTATATGTCCCAGCTCCAAGAAAAATATATGCCTGTCCAGTTTTTGTTGCTGTTATTTTTGTACCATCGACTTTTATTGTTCCAGTTCCACCGGGTATAATACATCCGGCAAGATTATCAAATCCAGCAAAAACATAAGTCTGTAATACTGTTCCAGAACTATTCGTTTGTGTTACCTCCCCACGAAGAATAGTCATAGTACCAGAACCAGTAATAGTATAGTTTTTGGGGTATCTATATGCAGTACCAGTTACGGTAAGTTCATTGATAACATCATCAAAACTACAGCTTCCATTAGCTAGGGTAACAACTGAGTCATTAGTTGTTAGTGTGGCAACCATTTTTATTCTTGATACTTTGCATCCAGTATAATTCCCACCATTACAAATAGTTGTTGTGTTTCTTATTTCTGCATCCTGGTTACTCTCGCTTATACCCTGAACAGTTTGATTGTCATTTGTAAATACTATTGTATCACCATCATATATGTCTGGTTGAACTGTAAATAGAATGTTTGGATACGGTTCTGCTGTTAGTGCCTCCTGTATACCAGTATAATCACATCCTCTAGGCCCGACCGTTTTAACAGCATCATACATATTTTTATATGCACCGCTTATCTGTAAGTTTCCTGGACTTGGAGAGTTTACAAATACATATCCGCTTGGTACAGTTTCAAAACCATCTCCATATGCACCATCGGTAGCATCTACCTCGTCAAAATGACTTTGTAATGAATCCCCTGCATTTACAAGGTCTGCGATATAGTTTGATTTAAACCCTCTTACCACTATTCTGTTACTTGTTGATTTTACAAGGCCATCTCCATCCGTTGTTTCTACATGGTATGCTTCTCCATGATTGACAGAGCTTGGAGCATCATCATCTTTTCCAAGTATTCTTATAATGTTCCCGAATATATTTTTATTTGTATTGTCTACAGATGAATAGTAGAATCTTGCGACACCGTCAAATGGGTCGCTTTCTATAGCCATTGTAATATTATTATTAAAAAATCTTGTTGGTAATGAAGATGCCTTGTCCTCTTTTAAGAAGTTTACTTCACACTCTACCGACTTTATTTCTACTGGACATTCGTTTGAATAAAAGTCAAAGTTGCCATTCTGAACATCAATAATGTTGTGTGTTCCAGATGCTGCAGTTCCACTATATCTATAAGCCAGTTCTCCAAAAGAATAAACAATAGCTGTCCCACCAAGAATTTTTATTGCAGTCCCAACATTTCCTGGTATACCAGAGGCACAGTTTACCCTAACACTATGGAATCCATGTAAATGAGTTCCAGCTGGACAAAGTATACCAACAGCATTGTTTGCACTCATTAAACTTGTATCTACCGTTATATTATAAAGACCACCTATTCCAAAAGGTTCTGTATATGGAGTTGTATATGCGACAGTTCCCTCAGTTGGTTGTATTTTTACATGACTAGCTAGTCCTCCGCCAGTTCCCATGATTGATATAAAGTTCTCATTTAATATGTTCTCTGCATATATTCCAGGAGAAACTCTTATCATATATCTGTTTATAGCGGTTGGAGTATCATCGCCTGTTAAAGCATCAATATAATTTATAGCAGCCTGTATGCTATTAAAATCTCCACCTGATTGTGCCACATGTACTATATTCTGTAACTTATGAGAATGTAAATCAGCAACATCACTTCCATCTGTTAATCTTCCAAAATCACCCTTTTCCGCTGCTGTTAGATGCAGGTAATCTCCAACATTTAGATTTGCCAAATCATTATGATTAAAATCTCCTGCGACATTATGAGTAAGTTCTTCAACCGTAACATCATTTATCTGGCATGTTTTTACAACATAGACATAGGTATCCCCTGAGATGTCAATAAATAAAACATCCCCGATATGGAATTGCCATTTTTTCTTATTGAAATAACCTGATGCTATTGTTGTGGATAGATCGTCTGGTGAGAAATAGGAATAAATAGATGGAGCATCTGAACCCCCTAAAGCAGTAACAGAGAGTTTTTCTATATTAAAGGACACATTATCTCCTTGAAAGGATAAAACTCTCCCCTCAACTTAATGAAGGGAGAGTTTATTTTTGTTTCTAGCTGAAAGCTATTCCAGTTGCAGCAGCAGCTTGACCAGTTACATACCAATTAGTGCCATCTGACTCTATTGAAACCCAGTCACCAGGGATAGCAGCATTTGCGGTCATTGTAATAACATCTGCCCCAGTAGTTGATACTTCTGAACCATTTACAATTGTTGTTCCCTTAATGTTATCTCCATCATCGTCTGTTGCTGATATAACATGACCATTTGATGTAACAGCAGTTGCACCATGTACAAACTTATATTTAAGACCAACAGCAGCATCTGGAAGAGTTATTGCAACACCAGTAGCTACATTTAAATAAAAAGTTTTACCATTGTCTGCAGCGGTCAATGTTTTGGCAGCAGCAAGAACCTCTATGGCAGAAGTTCCCATTCTGTCAAGAATAGTTACAGTCCCAGAACTGACATTAACTCTAAAGAAAGCCATTCCGTCACTAGCAATTACAAAAATAACATCCTCATCGGTAAGGTTCATTTCTGGGGCAGCACCATCAAAATAACTAGCTGCAGAAATAGCAGCAAGGGTTGCACCTGTTTCTTCATACATCCACAATTTCCCTGCCAGACTATTTTCTACGGAAATTGGTTTTAATGCATTTTTTGTGAAAGACATGTTAATTCTCCTTGATTAAATTTTAAAATTAAGCCTCATTGGTTGTGCTGTAGAGTACCTTAGCTATTGCCTGATTTTCTCTTGAAACTGCACCGGCTTTCAGTAGTCCGTTTACAAGCCAAGAAGTACGTTCTGGAATCCAATCAATAGAAGTACGGATGTCAATGCCGATAGCCATACCAATTGCAGATTTCGTATAGAAAAAAGCATACTGATCTGTCGCTGAACCTTCTCCAGTAATACCACCTTCACCGTTTCTTACACCAATGATCTTGAACTTAAAGCCCATGAATGTATCGATCTCACCATTTACCAGGCATCTGACATTATTGTAGTCAGCACTTGTTACCGTTGTATCATCAAGGAGTCCTTTAATCCCGGCTGCACCAATGACACAATATATCGGCTCATTGAATACTTCAAGTTTATTGTAATGAGTTCTGATATTTGTCAAAGTATTAAGTGAAAATCTTTCATCTGTTTCTGCTGACTGATCATAAAAATAAGCAGTATCTGCATTCACAGGGAAAACACCAGAAAGTCCTGCGGTTGCACCTGCAGTCTCAAGAGCATCGATAACCATCTGGTCATCTCTACGACCAAGAGCCTTGCCAACGGTTGTAGCAAGTTCTACTTTTTCGTCAAAATTGATCGTTGCCTGTGAGAATATATCAGTATACTCTGGAGCAAGCCAATCTGTCAGGTTACATGCGATTAATGCGTGATCGATATTCATCGGGGTGACGAGAGACTGTACTGCTTTCTGATTCGCAATACCGCTTCCCATTCTGCGGAAATTGTAGACATCTCCTACTACATTGTGGCGAGTTGTAACAGTTTGTCTGAGAGTCTGCATACCTTGGTACACATGCTTGACCTCAGAGTCAAATTCTTTGTGTTCTACTCCACCTGTTATTATTCCAATAGACATGATAAACCTCTTTAATGAAAATTAATATTGAGTGATTGTTTTAGCAACCCAATACCGTATCCCAAAACAGGGGGGCTTGTTTTTGCTTTTGTAGCAAACCCTTTGTCTCAGGCTCATTAAAGAGGTGTCTGAAGGATTCAGTTTTATATCATACCGTATGTAGTATGTATACTACATACCTATACCACATATTGCGTTAAATGTCAACTTATCTGACTATTTCACCACGGAGGCGTTTAAGCTCAAGTTTCTTCTGCTCGTATTCCCCTGCAAATTGGGTATCTGACTGCAATCTTCTTGCTCCAAATTCATCTTTCTCAAAATACATCTTTTCGATTGTTTTTTCAAGATCGCCAACAACAGCAGAAGTATCGTCAGCACTCAATCTTCCTTCCTGTGTTTTTGCTATTAGGGATTGAAGCAGTTTGAGATTCCCTGCTGAAAAGTCTATTTCATTCAGATATTTGTATTCAGAAGGAGAAAGATTTGTTTTCCCCCAGTCAAACAGGTCTTTTAACTGAGACTGAGCATCATTTCCAACAAGTCTCATCTGTTCTTTTTCCCAGTTTGCTTCTGCTTCAGCTTCCATTTCTTTCTCGTACGACCTGATTTCACCATAAAGATTGACAAGTTCATTAAAACTTTCATTATTCATCTCTGTGCTTTTAGCAAAAGCAACCGCTTTCTCAAGCATGGGGTCATCATCCTGGAGTTCAAATCCTCTCTGTATTAAATCTTCTGAAAGCTCAATTTCGTATCCGTCTTTTGGAGACCCTGTAAATCCACCGAATTTCTTCTCAAGTTCAGTCTGTGCCTTTGCCTGTTCTGCTACAGACTTATATTTTGAAGAATTATATCCTTCAGGTGGTTTCCCTTCACCTTTAATCCCATCAGACCAGTACCAGTCAGGGTCGCTTATAGAAGGTGTATCTCTTCCTTCTGCGTTATTTGTTACCTCGTTTGGGGTTTCTCCCATAGAACCGTCATTTGGGGTAGTGTCTTGTGCAGTCTCTACCATCTCTCCTAAACTCATTTAATACCTCCAGTATTTATTTTTTCTACTATTGCCATTAATTCTTTCTTAAGGTTATCTTTGCCGACAAGAATCCATATATCCCGTTCAGACAGATGATCATCATTCTCCGTTACTATCTTTCTGGTTAATATTTCCTTTTTCCATTGCTCAACAACTCTTTTACCTGATTCATTATGAAACAGCATATTGTGAACATTCTTCTCATATGGAGTTGGGATATATGCTTCTTGTGGTGATTGTGGAAATAAATCTCTAAAGCCATTTTTCATTGTTCAGGAGTTCCTTCCATTGCCTGTGCCTGTTGCATGGCAGCTTCTCCAATCATTTGCTGTTCAGCAAGAGACCTGACCAGTTTAAGAGGAACTCCAAGTTTCTCAGCCCAGTACATTCCAAAAGTTTCCATCTTTGCTGTACCCATTGCAATCGCTTCAGGAAGTTGCATCAGCATCTGAAACCATATCTGGGAATTGGTGAAATCTTCCATTTCTTTTTGTTTAGCCAGTGGAGATACCATCTTGATCTTTACATTTCTTCCGTTAAGGGCGATATCCGGCAACTTTCCTGCTTTTGAGCCTATATCCATACATGCCTTCAAAAGAGGTGTAATCAGTTCCTGGTATAATCTTCCATTGCTTGTTGATGATCTCCTGACATCATCCTGATGTCTAAGCATCTGCTCTGTGGCTGATTTGACAGGGTCTTGGATGTCTCCCATCGGCATTGCCATGAAAGTCTTGTTTATCCTATTATGATAATCCTCAAGGACAAGCTGAGAAAGCCCGATATCACCTGACAGGTTCATTCTTGTCAGCGTTGGATTCTGACTGTTGTTTGATGTGACGGGAATAACGACTGCCGGCTCAACCTTGAAGTTATAAGGATTAAATACGCCATCATCAACGCCCGTATACATCCCTGCAACATGAAGTGCCGCGTTTTTCAGGTAAAATTCAACAATCTTATTTGCGGTCTGGATATCTGGAAGAAGCCTGATAACCGGCCCACGACCATAAGATTCCCCAGGAGATTTAGTTGCCCTGAACACAATTCTTCTTTTTGTCTTAAATTCCTGAGAGTAAAGGATATGTTTCCCGTCTTTTTCCATAAGATACTGAAAATAACTTTTAGTTTCGGGATTATATAGATGTCCGTCAACAAGGGTGATTTTCTCAAGTGGATTTTTCTTTTCTTTTTCAAGAAGTTTATCTCCAAGATCAACTTTAGGCCAGTTCATCTTAATCTGTTCTATTTCAAGTTCAAAACATCTCCATGATGATCTTATCGGTCCAGAACAGGTATGCTCAACATATAATTCAGAAAGGGGTACGTTTGCAAACTTAAATAAACTATCATCAGAGCCAAACACTCCTGCTGATACCTCTATGCATCCTGTGCCGATAGCCCAGTCTTTTAAGGTTGGGGTTATTTCTGTTGAGAAATTTGACTGATGGAAATGCCCAAAAAAAGCATTGGTTATTCTTTCAAGCTCCTCGTTCATTTCTTCTTTTGCTTCTTCAGGGATTTCTTCTCCTGCCCTGAACTCAACCCAGTTCAGCCAGTCAGGAAAGAATCCAGACTGGACCTTATTTACAAATATATCAAGTCCCTCAACAGCAGTTGAGTCATAGATCATTCTATTTTCTTTTTTCCCTGGAGTTCTGACATAGAATGTATTTCTTTCAGGGGTGACATAATCCATTGCCTCCCTGTGCATTGCCTGCCAGGTATCATATTCCTCTTTTGATTTCCCGAATCTCTTGTTTAAGTTTTTTACATCCCTGAAATATGGATGGACTTGATAGGTCATTATATCCTCCCTCTTTTTACTGCTAGTTCCGCTGCTTTCCCTGAAGTTCCACCCATGCTCTTTACCTCTGTTTTTTTATTTTCCTGAGAAATGAGTTTCTGTGCTGTCACATCTTTTAGAGCAGGGAGTGTTTTCTTTTTAGTTTCAGTTGTTCCGTTCATTATACTATCCCACTTAATTGCTGTTTTCCACTTCCCGAAGCCTGAACTCCTGCTTCGCTTGTTTTGATCAAGCCACCCATCTTTTTCCTGCTTCTTGATTTTCTTTCAGAAATGTCTGATTCTTCTTCAGCTTTTCTCTGGCTTTCAATTCTCTGCTGTTCAGCAAGAGCAGCCTCTGCCCTTTTGTCTTTTTGCTGTTTTCCAAGCATTGCACTAAATCCATTACTCATTTCTTATCTCCCTTCAGTAATTTTTTATAAATTTCTTCAAATAACCATGTTTGATAATACGCAAAGTTTTCTTCCGTATTAGATGTTACCTCAATATTTCTATCCTCAAATATTGTTTTTGCACAATGAAAAACCTCGTGAAGCAATTGCCCCTGCTCTGCTATTCTCCAGTTGAAATTATCTGACCAGATATAGTATGTTTTTGTTCCATCGCTGCAATGAACACTTTTAAAAGCACCGCCGCATGGTTCATCATCTCCATCAACTCCATGATGCTTCTTTAAGAACTTGTTGAAGGTAGCCTGTGTGCAATTAATAAAAACATGTATTTCAGCTTTATATAGATCATCTGATATTATAATGTGCTTTGCTTTGCCCTTTTTCATTCTGTTTTATTATGTATTTGTACAGTTGGTATGGAGTCCATATATTCCACTTCCTTATTCCCAAAAATGATTTAACCATTTCCACACAACTGATCAGACCGATTTTTGCATGAATTGTCCTATTTATTTTTGACCTGTATTCAAGAATAACTGAGCCTGGAAATAAATCTTCAAGGTCGCACATATTCCTTAAATCAACATAAATATTCCCATAAGCAGAATCAACTATAATCCAGAGATATCCTGTATCTGACTTTCTTGCTACCAGAACATGCTGAAAGTCAGGGTTCAGCAGTTTTAGCCTCCAGTCAAGAATATTCGATTTACAAAAAATAATATAGTATTTTTTACTATACTTATCTTTTCTCTGCATTAAAAAATACCAAAGTCGTGCTTTGCCACAATTGGTATTGTTGGTCTTTTTACGTTTAGAGACAGCCTGTCGTTCCACGCCTGTGCCATTTGTCTGAAAGCATCCGCAAAGTTTGATGTCCAGTCATGCTCAGGTTTGTCAGCGTAAGTCTCATGCAGAGAATCCCATTTTCTGTGATAACTAGCCAAAGCACTAACAGCCCGTTCCATATCACCTCTTGTATCATCAAACCAGCACCTCGATATTAATCGTCTTGTTGCCTCTATTGAATCGTTTAAATCTACAGTTTTAGGTACTTTTGTGAAATTAATGCCCATTTCTCTGGCTGTCTTTTCACGGGTAACGCCTGTCATCATGCTTCTGACCCCTATATCATGTGGTGCAAAATGCTCACCATAGCTTATCCTGTGGTCTCTTGCAAAGTCATTCACCCTCTGGATAAACCAGCTCATAGGCTTTCCTTCCTGCTCAATACAGTTTATCACCCTGATCTCTTTCCCCAGGGCCTGTACAAACCATACCACCATGGCATTCCCTTTGCTGATACCTAAGTCCCAGAAAGTATGGACAAGCAGATGAGGCTCAACAGGAATAAATCCTATTCTCTTGTCTGCCCTTGCAGCCCCTATTTCATCAGCAAAATACGCCCCTGGAATTGCCACATCAAATGAGCAGTAGAATTCCTGCTGGATCATATCTTCAGACATGCCAGCGAGCCTTTCCTCCTCTATTGCTTCAGGAGAGATAATAGGATCACCGTCATTATTAATTGTATCGTTTACCGTCAATAAAGAGTTATGCCAGTCTTTATTGTTTTTAGCCATTTCATATAGCCTGTACCCATGATTCTTTCCTCTGGCAGTATATATGAAAATCGCCCATCCCCCATTTTCAGCCAGAATCGGTCTCATGTAATCCCATGCTTTTGGGTCACATAAACTCCACTCTGAAAAAATTACCCCGAAAGGATTGCTGCCAACAAGAGAATCATAGTTATCGCTTCCGCACAGCTGATGCAATGAGCCATTCACAAGCTCGGTCTGCATGTCCTGAGACCTTCTTGCCGACACGATCTCATTTGGAAATGCCTGATTTAAGAATCTTCCCTTATCGTTTCTTCCATCCCAGACAACTTTCCTGGCCTGTTTCTGGGTAGGGAGCATATGGAAATAAGTCCCAGGTCTTTCAAACATTGATGTGGCGGTAAAATTAAGGGCTGTTGAATCTTTCCCTGCCCTCCTGTGCCACACACATACTGCTCTTTTTTTCCCACCAACAGTCATATCATTCCATAATGACTTCTGGTGCGGATAGCAATCCCAATTATTTGGGAGAGTTATTTCAGCCATCTGTTAATTGTTTTCTAATTTCAAGCAATGTTTCCTCGATACAGTCCACCGTGTTCTTGACCTCTCTTATCTCATCAAGAATCTGTTCTGTGTCTGTAGGGTCAAACATTCCGTCAATGCTTATTTCTTCACACATTTTTGTCTTTCTTTAACTGGAATTTACCACGGTTCAAATCATCCTTTGTCAGATCATACTTCTTCAGCCCGTAAATATCAAGAAGCCTTCCAGTTCCCGTTTCAGAGATAAGATGGGAGATAGTATCAAATATCTTATCAATATCATCCTGCAATCTCCTGATCATTGCCATCATATCATCAAGATCATCTACCTTAGGTTCTGGTTCAGTTTTAATACCATCTTTTACTTCTTCCTTTTCAGCATGTTTTTTATGCATTACCACCTAATCTCTCCTTTTTTCTTTTATTATCTACTCTTACGATGTACTGATCGTGTAACCTGTTCGCTGTGTATAAAAGCGTTGCAGAATCCATCCCCTCAATATCAATATCAAGACAGGTTAGATAATGTTCTGCTCTTACAATATCAATTGAAGTATTAAAGAATGTTTTTCTATGAGCCATTTGCAGCCTGCTCAAGCAGTTGTTTGTTTTTTCTTACACGATATAAAGCAGTTTGTGCAGATAAATCCTGGTTACCGCTTCTCATTCTAGGATCATCAATTTCCTTATTCTCAGGTTCTTTAGTCATATTAGCCCACATATCACCCATCTTCTTTTTAACCCTCTTTTTTACTTCCTGTACCGTCTTTTGTAAACTCATTTCTTTTCTCCCCTTATATTTTGTTAAATAAGCCAAAAAATCAAATCTGAGACACTTTTATTTATCTACCCATACCAATGTATGCCTCAACTTAAAATAATCGATTCTAGAGCAAAAAACCCCCCTGTAACTATGCTTTTATTCCAGATTCTTCATACCCCACTGGACTAGTTCCATACCGATATGGGAATAATGGACAAGTTGAAGATGTACATCCATCAATTTCAGAGAACTGAAAGCCCATACATTCCACACAATGATACCTTATAGCCTTCATTGGAGTCAATGATACGTTCTTATAATTACCTTTTCCATCTTTTCTTATTGTATGGGTGATCGACATCTATTCAGCACCTACAGGAACTAGAAAACATTTATACAGTATAAAGGCTATTTTATCACATTTTATAGGGTGACCGCACTCTACCGCTATTGCATCACATACTTTCTCGGCTATATTAGTATTGCATATCTTATAGCCAAAAGAATAGAAACAAGCAGTATCTGAATCTTCCATCGCATATTCAGGCTTACATCCAATTTCATAAGCCATCTCCTCTGACAGACAGTCTGTTGCTAATAATATAAATGCTAATAAAATAATACTAAATAATACTGTTTTCATCTTTCTACCTCTTTAATGAGTTAATATGATTGATTCTATAAAAGTCGAAATTTGACTTTTTTATATTTAGGTCGATATTAGAACCCTACGATCTATAAAATCGAAAGTGATTTATAATAAGTAAAAATCTATATATAATTCACTTCGTTCATTATTAACTGCATTATATTATTCTTATTTAGTTTACTTCGTAAACTATATTATATGGCCGCCTGATTGACGAGGTGGCGAAACATAC